CGTCAAGTCGGACTCGGCCAAGGCCGAGACCCAGCTGGCCAACGCGCAGTCAGGCTTTCAGGCTACCGAGGGGGCCTTGGCCGTATTCTCGGTATGCCTTGCCATGATTGGGTTAGCTTTGGTCATGCGTTTCTTGAAGGCAAAGAAGGCAATCTGAAGTTGACGGCGCCGCGTAGGTGTTCAGGCGAATGGTGGGCGTAGACCCGCATCACGGTGGGCAGGCTGTCGCCAAGGACGCCGGCGACCTGGAACAAGGGGATGCCGGCCCGCGAAGCGAGCGTGGCCCAGGTATGCCGAAGGGCGTGCGGACTGATCTGCATGAACTTCTCATTCTGCGTGGCCATGTAGGCGTTGGCTTTGACGCGGTCGAAGGCGTGCTGGATGGAGTACGGACTGACCAGCACCCATTCGGTACTCGCCGCCGCCTTTGCCGAGGACAACACGCCGGCCAGCCGTTCGGAGATAGGGACCGCTACGCGGCGCTTGTTGGTGCGCTGGCCGCCGTCATTCTGGAAGTGGACGACGCCGGCCGTCAGGTCCACCTGATCCCAGCGGAGTTGCTCGATGGCCTTCTTGCGGGAGGCGGTCTCAAGGGCGACGGCCACGAACAAGAAGCCACGCCCGCCCAGGCGTTCGGCCGCTTGCCACAACTGTTCGGCCTCGGTCTCGTCCAGCCAGATGTCCTTCGGGGGCGGGGGCGTGGGCAGGTCGATGTGGGGCATCTCGGACTGAGCCATGCGACGGTGGCGGATGGCGTGGTTTAACGCGGCCACCAGACAGTTCAATTCCCTGCGGAGCGTGCCCGCTCCGACCGGGTGGCCGTTGACCTTGCCCTGTTCTCGGCGACGGCGGTAGGCCAGCATCACATCCGGCGTCAGCTCGGCAGGGGTCTTGTCGCCCAGCTCGGCGGTCAGCCAGCGGGCGCAGTCTTCCTGCCTCTGCTTGTCCACCACGACCTGCTGGACGTGCTCGGCGAGGTAGGCGTCCAACGCCTCCTTCACCGTGACGTGGCGGGCCTTCGGCGCGTTCCTTTCGATGATCCATCTGGCGAACGCCTGCTCCGCCGTGGAGCGGTCGGCGTGCTTGGTGGACAGGCGGTGGCTGCGGCGTCCTTCGGTCCAGCGGATTTCCCAGATACCAGCGTCGTTGGCCGCGAGACGCGGTCCGTTGTTTGTTTTAGGCATGTCGGTTTGTCGGTTATGACGCTACCCAAAAACCCTAATCGGCGTAGGAAGTCAAGCCATCCTAACATTTGTAGATTAGTCGCTTGACTCTGCCGGCGACAGGCACACAACTAAGCGCTCAACCGAATGATTTCCCTCGACGCAAAACGCATCGTGAAACGCTTTGGCGGCCGCATTGAACTGTGGCGCCGGCTTTCCGCCACCGGCCAGCACATCTCCGTCAAGACGATCGAGAAGTGGATGGAGCGTAACTCCATCCCGTCCGCCCGCCTGCTGATCCTGATGGACCTCGCCAAGAAAGAGAAACTTCCTCTCGACCTGGACGAATATACCATCAAGTCTAAATAACCTTTCCCCCAAAACCGACATGACCGACATCATCAAGTCCAAGACCACGGCGGAGCTTCACGCTTTCGCCTCCGAAATCAGCGAGGCCATCGCCTTCCAGAAGGCGACCCTCGACTCCATCAACGCCGAGCTGCTCGGCCGCTATGGTGACATCTTCACCAACGAGCTGGCCGCCGCCGGCAAACAGGAGGGCGAGATCAGCCGCGAGATCGACGGCGTCAAGATGACCTTCGCCATCAAGCCCAAGGTCAAGTGGGACGGCAAGAAGCTCGAGGCCATCGCCTCCACCCTGCCCTGGGCGACCGTGACCAAGGTGTTCAAGATTGAGTTCTCCGTCCCCGAGAAGACCTACAAGGCCATGACCGACGACGGCCTGCTGTCCAAACTCAGCGACGCCCGCACCGTCGAATACTCCGACCCCAAGGTCGTCTTCTCCAAGTAATCTCCCAACCCAAAACCGACACATGATCAAAATCATCAAGGCCGATGAGCGCCAGAAGCTCATCCCCAAAATCAACATCGCCCTGTTCGGCCCTTCCGGGGTCGGCAAGACGACGCTCGCCCGCACCCTCGACCCGAAGACCACGCTCTTCGTGGACCTCGAAGCCGGCACCCTCGCCATCCAAGGCTGGCAGGGTGACGTGCTCGACGTCCGCGCCACGGCGCAGGCCCTCGGCGCCCACCCGTGGGAGATCGCCCGCGCCCTCGCCCTGTTCATCGGCGGTCACGATCCGTCCGATGCCGCCGGCCCGTACAGCAAGACCGCCTATGACCAGGTCGTCGCCATGTTCGGCCCGCACATCGACCTGACGAAATACAAGACCGTCTTCGTGGACTCCATCACCGTCGCCTCCCGCGAGTGCTTCAAGTGGTGCCTCGTCCAGCCCGAAGCCTTCTCCGAGAAGAAGGGCAAGCAGGACACCCTCGGCGCCTACGGCCTCCTCAGCCGCGAGATGATCCGCTGGCTCACCCACTTCCAGCACGCGCCCGTGTCCATCATCATGGTCGGCATCCTCGACGCCGAGAAGGATGACCTCAACCGCTGGACCTACACCGCTCAGGTCGAAGGCTCCAAGACCGGCCGCGAGCTGCCCGGTATCTTCGACCAGGTGATGACCCTCCAGAACTTCAAGGCCGAGGACGGCACGCTCTACCGCGGCATCGTCTGCCAGCAGCAGAACGAATGGGGCTACCCCGCCAAGGACCGCTCCGGCTGCCTTGACGTCATCGAAGCCCCCAACCTGTCCGCCATCATGGACAAGATCCGCAAGGGCAAGCGCCTCGACGCCATCATCCAGACTTCCCTGCCTCAGAAACAGGGCTAACCCAAACCAACCCAAATACCAAACCAAGCAAACATCATGTTCACCCCCAACTCCGGAGCCGGCGAAGGCCGCTCCCTCATCCCGGACAAGACCGTCGCCTTCGCGCAGGTCCGCTTCCAGGAAATCAAGAAGTCCCAGAAGACGGGCGGCGAGTACGCCCGCCTCGAGTTCACCATCAACGACGGTCCCTTCGAGGGCCGCAAGGTGTTCTCCATCGTCATGAACCCGAAGGATCCGGCCAACGGCGACGTCAAGGCGCCGACCCCGAACGGCGCGAAGATGGGCCTCACCGCCCTGACCCGCATGCTCGAGGCCTGCCGCATCTTCGACGCGGCCAAGCCCGAGTCCTACCACCGCTTCGATAACGCCACCTTCGGCGAAATCTTGGCCGAGCTGGACACGCAGACCGTGGCCATCAAGGTCAAGGTCGTCCCGCCCAAGGACGGCTACGACGAGAAGAACGAGATCTCCGAGTACGCCTCGCCGAACCCGCTGTCCGGTTCCATCCGCCTGTGGGAACAGCTGACCGGCGGCGCTCCTGCCGCCCAGCAGGCCCGCAGCTCCGCCTTCGGTGGCGCTCCCGCTCAGGCTCCCGCGTCCCAGCCCAAGGCCGGCGGCAACCCGACCTGGCTCAAGTCCCCCGGTAACGCTCCGTTCTAACCCATAAGCGAACAAGCACGGCCTTGCCGTCCGGAGTACGAACCGAACCTAACCTTATGTTGACTATCGGGGATTGCCCCACCAACATCCGGGAAGGAAGCGTACTTCAAGGCGGCAAGGCTTCTTGTTTGTTTGCTCTTTTAAAAATTACAATAGGCGCGAGCAGGTAAGTAAGATCGGTGTCGGTTCCAGTCCGGCTGCCATGCTCTAATCCGTGACGCCCCGTTGGTGGCCTCTCCGGACGCCTTTCATTTTCCAGAAAACAAACATGCAACTCCGCCACCGACAGCGAGAGTTTGTCGGCCGCGTCAAAGCGGCCTTGGCAAAGCACGGCAACACCCTCGCCGTAGCACCCACCGGCTTCGGCAAGTCCTGCTCCCTGTCCGCCGTAGGCGCCGAGCTGGGCGGCCGTGGGCTCATCCTCCAGCACCGCGACGAGCTGGTGGACCAGAACCGCAAGACGTTCAAGCGCGTCGCCCCGTCCTTCGAGACGGACATCTACACCGCCGACCGCAAACGCTGGTCACCAGGCGTGACCTTCGCCATGGTCCAGACCCTCGCCGGCGAGGATAACCTCGAGAGCACCCCGTCGCTGGACTGGGTCATCGTCGACGAAGCCCACCACGTCGCGGCCGAGACCTATCGGCGCATCATCAACAAGGTCCGCGAGCGCAACCCCAAGGCCAAGGTCTTCGGGGTGACGGCCACCCCGCAGCGCGGGGACCGCAAGGCCATCATCGAGGTCTTCGACAACGTGGCCGACGTGGTGCAGCTGTCAGAGGTCATCTCCGCCGGCGACCTGGTACGGCCGCGAGTGTTCGTCATCGACTGCGGCCTGCGGTCGGAGCTCGAAAGCATCAAGAGGGTGTCCGACTTCGACCAGCAGGAGGTCGAGAAGATCATGGACAAGGAAGCCGTCACCTCACGGGTCATCGAGGAGTGGCGCCGGCTGGCCGGCGACCGTAAGACCGTGGTCTTCGCCTCCACCGTCACCCACGCCAAGCACGTCTGCGAGTCCTTCGTCGCGGCAGGCGTCACCGCCGACATCATCTCCGGCGACATGGCCAAGGGCGACCGAGCCCGAGTGCTCGCCGACTACGAGAAGGGCCGCATCCAAGTGCTGCTCAACGTGGCCGTGCTGACCGAGGGCTGGGATTGCCAGACCGTCAGCTGCGTGATCCTGCTGCGGAAGTGCAGCTACAAGGGGACCATGACCCAGATGATCGGGCGCGGCCTCCGCAAGGTGGACCCGCAACGCCACCCTGGCGTGGTCAAATCCGACTGCGTCATCATCGACTTCGGGTATTCCATTCTGAACAACGGCGACCTGAATACCGATGTCGTGCTCGAGCCGGTGAAGGGCAAGCCCATGACCAAGGACTGTCCCGAGTGCGGCATGAAGGTTCCCGCCGGCGTGGCCGCCTGCCCGGTGTGCGACCATATCTTCGACGGCGTGGCCCGCCGCCAGCAGGAAGCCGAGCAGAAGGGCATCCTTGAAAACTTCACCCTGACCGAGGTCGAGATCCTCGAGCTCTCGCCCTACCGCTGGCAGGATATGTTCGACGGCATGGTCATGATGGCCAATGCCATGTCAGCCTGGGCGGTCCTCGTCCTTTACCGCGACCGCTGGCACGCCGTCGGCCGGGTAGGCAAGGAAGCCGCCGTCCTGCTGGCCGTATCCCCTGACAAGGTGGCGGTCATGGCCTCGGCCGATGACTACCTCCGAGAGCACGGCGACAAGGACGCCTCCCGCAAGACCAAGCGCTGGCTCACCGAGCCGGCCACCCCTAAGCAGCTCGCCTGTTTGGGGCTTGAGACCAGCCTGTTTGTCCATAAGACCAAGTACCTCGCATCCTGCGAGATGACCTGGCGCTTCAGCGAGCGCGACATCCAGCGCATCGTGATGCGCGCCTGACATTCCACCTGACCGATATGTTCCAACCACCCTCCGACCAAGACCGCCTGCTGTTCGCCTTCACCGACATCGTCGACAAGGCCATGCAGGCTAACAACTCCAGCCAGCCGAGACGCCAGTACCTTGGCGCCTCCATGATCGGCGAGCCGTGCTCGCGGCGCCTTGCCTACGGATACCACGACACCCCGAAAGACCCTGGCACCAACTTCGAGGGCAAGACCCTGCGGATGTTCGACATGGGCCACGACGGCGAGACCCGCATGGCCGAGTACCTCAAGCTCGCCGGCTTCACCCTCCAGACCCACAAGGATGACGGCAAGCAGATCGGCATCTCCGACTGCAATGGTAAGTTCAAGGGCCACCTTGACGGCGTCTTCCACGCCGGCCCGCCCCTGCCTGGCTTGACCTACCCAGCCCTGTGGGAAAACAAAGCCCTCGGCGACGGCACCTTCAAGAAGTTTGAGAAGTTAGGTCTCAAGGGTTTCAGCCTCAAGTATTGGGCGCAGGTCCAGATCTACATGGGCTACTACGAATTGCCCTGCTGCCTGTTCACCGCCATCAACCGCGACACCGGCCATATGCACGTCGAGCTGGTGACGTTCGACGCGGCCGCCTGCCAGGACCTGATCCGCAAGGCCACCCGTATCGTCGAGTCCGTCGACCCCGAGGAGTTCAGCCCCTCCGGCAAGAACGAGAACCAGTACGAACAGAACGGCATCTCCTGCAAGTTCTGCGACTGGCGCTCCCGCTGCTGGAGTCTGGCGCCTGTCGTCATCCCCAAGCCAAGCGACGAAGAACCCGCCTGGCGTCGACGCTCCTAAACTTTGTCGGAAATAACGCTCGACACGACAAACACAATCTACATCACAGTCTGAACCGACTATGAAATACCTATCCGTATGCAGCGGCATGGAGGCCGACGCCGCCGCCGCCCTGGACAC